TGGTGGCCTTCGAGCGCTAGGCCGGCATCATGCAGGCGCGCCTTGACCCGCTCCATGATCTGGTGCGTCTCGGCCTTGCCCCGCCCCTTCGACCAGATGTGCAGGGTCAGCAGCTGTTCGGTGCCGCTTTCGGTCCCCGTGCTCCAGTCATAGACGCTGGTACGGCCGAAGGTGATGTAGGGAAAGGGCACGTCGGCCGGCGTGTGGTCGTAGACGCGCAGGCCGCCCAGCATCGCGACCAGCGCGGCATCGCCCGTCAGCGCGGCGAAGATCGCTTTCTGCACTTCAGCGGCGGGCGCGGTCATCGGAAGGGTCCTCCATTCGGGAAGCGCCGTTGCCGGCGGGCCGCTTCGGACGTACGGGCCGTTGGCGGCCCGTCTGGCCGCGCGCCTGCGCGATGTCCTCGGCAAGAGTGTGCGCACGCCACCGCAGGGCGCGCAACAGGCCGTCGAGCGTGACCTGCATGGAAACCTTCAACGCCCCTTCTCCCTTGCCCGGCAGACGAGATAGCGCCCCGTCTCGTCAGGGTCGTGCACGGAGACGACCCCGAAGATGCGCCCGTTGCGCACCAGCCGCATCCCGCTTGCAAGGTCGTTGCGATAGCGGGTCGTGATCCTGTGCGTCGTGGTTTCCGCCGTCTGGTCCGCTGCGAACCGCGAGGTCGCGGAAACAGGTTCCACCCGCGCGAACAGCGTGGCGATCTCGTTCCAGCTCTCGACATGGCCGCCCAGCCCGTCCGCCGTCAGGGTCGCCCGTTGCAACGACAGCTCCGTGCGCAGGGCGCCGGGATCGATGAAGGACCCGTTCAATCGAGCCTCCGCGTCAGATAGGCCGAAACCAGCCGCTCGTATCCTTCGGGATAGGAGACCGGCTGGTCCTTCGCGCCGAAGCTGGCTCGGAACTCGTACCAGTGCGCGACGAGCGTCAGGACGGCCCGTTTGAGCAGGTCCGGCACGTCGACCGCCGCCTCTCCGAAACCGGCGATGAAATCGACCTCGATCCCGTTCATGGCGCGCAGGCCGGACGGGCGTTCGGAAAAATGCAGCCTGGCCGGCCGCGACAGCGGGTCGAGCTGGTAGGCGCCCGGGTCGAGGGCGGAGCCTTCGCCCTCGCTGCCGTATATGGTGACCGACGCGATCGCCTTCACCGGCCCGCGGCGCAGCAGGAGCAGGCCGCTTCGCGGCACCGCATCGACGGCGAGGCGCCAGGCCTGGTCGATCATGGCGAGGCCTGTCGTCTGCTCGACCTCATCGCGCGCGGCGCGGATCAGGCCGGCGATCAGCTCGTCCTCGCTGGTATGGTCGATCCTGAGATGGGCCTTGGCATCGGCGACCGAGACGGGCTCGGCCTCCGGCCCGGCGGTCCTGAACAGCGTCATGCGTCTTCATCCGTTGGAGAATGCAAGGTGGCGGCCCCGGCGGGAGGGAGTTCCGGGGCCGCCGCGCGGGCGAAGGGGTGGAGCGCCCGCGCATCCGCGCCCCGTCCCGGTCAAGAGGCGGCGAACTTCAGGAGCTTGATCGCGGCGAAATCCTGCACGCCGCCACCGACGCGCTTGGTCGTGTAGAACAGCACGTAGGGCTTGGCGGAATAGGGATCGCGCAGGATGCGCACGCCTGTGCGGTCGACGACGAGGTAGCCGCGGGCGAAATCGCCGAAGGCGACGGGCGTCGCGGCGGCGCCGATATCGGGCATGTCCTCGGCCTCCACCACCGGAAAGCCCATGAGCATGGCCTTGCTTCCCGGCGTTGCCGGGGGCTGCCAGACATAGTTGCCGTCGCTGTCCTTGAGCTTGCGGATCGCGGCCTGCGTCTTGCGGTTCATCACCCAGTTCGCGTTCTGGCGATAGCCGGCCTTGAGCGCGTAGACCGTGTCGATTAGGATGTCGGCCGGGTCGTCGGCCGGCCAGTCGCCGTCCCTGCCCGTCGCCACATAGCCGATCTTCTCCCAGGCCCAGCTCGCCTCGGCGACCTTGGTGTAGTTGAGGAAGCCCTCGGGCTTGTCGGCGCCGTCGCCGGAAACGAAGGCGGTGCCTTCCTGCTCGGCGAACGCCGTCTCGATCTCGGCCGCGATCCACCGGTCGACGTCGACGGCCGCGTCCTCCAGAAGCGCGGCGGTCGCAGCCGGCATGGCGTAGAGCTCGGCAGTGGGAAATTGCAGCTCGTCCAGCGTCGGACCGGCGGTCTGCGTACGCGCGGCGGTCTCGGCGACCCAGCCCGTGGCGGGGCCGCTGACGGCAAACGGTTTCCTCAGCGTGCCGGTCGAAACCTGCCGCACCGAGGCGATGCCGCGGATCGGCGAGATCGCGGCCAGCCGCCGGCCGATCTCGCGCTCGATCTCGTCCGGCACCAGGTAGCCGCCGTCGGGGCCGGAGCCATACGACATCGCCTTGGCTTCGACCGCCCGCAGCGCGCGCTCGTCGCCCCGGCGCATATAGGCCTCGAACGCTTCCTTGTGCTCCAGCCGTGCAGCGCTCGTCGCCGCGTCCGGCCCCAGCGGCGGGCGCGCCTGCTTCAGCACCAGCCGATCCATCACCCGCTTCTGCTCGTCGAGAGCCTGACCGATGCGCTCCACCTTCTCGGACGTCACGACGTCGGCGCCCATGCGCGTCTCGATCTGCGCCAGCCGCTGGTCGTTCGCGTCCCGGAAGGCTTCGAAGGTCGCCATGAACTCCTCGAAGGCGGCGCCGACATCGGCCGATCCGCCCTGGCCCTTGGTCTCCGGTGCGCCGGAAAATCTCGCTTCTGTCATCTCAGACGGTTCCTTTCCTTATCAGACGGGTGGCGCGGCGGATCGTTTCGACCAGCCGCAATGCAGGCTGCGTGGACATCCCCCGACGCGCCTTGACGGCGCCGACGCGCGCCTCGGGCAGCATCGGGAAGGTGACGACGGAGATTTCCCAGAGGTCGACCTCGAGGATGCGGCGAATGCCGCTCTTGGCGTCGGTGCGGGCGCGCACGGCGCGAAAGCCGATCGACAGGCCGTCGAGCGCGCCCTGCCGCATCAGCGCATGCACCTCGCGGCCCCGCGCGACCGCCAGCGCTAGGCGGCCGCGCACGAACAGCCCGCGGGCGTCCTCGCGGATCTCGGTCCAGGTGCCGATCGGCTCCGCCGGGTCGTGCTGGTAGAGCATGCGCACGCCGCCCGCCCCACGCCGCGCCAGCGAGGCAGAGAAGGCGCCGGGCTGGACGATGTCGCGGGCAAGATCGAGCTTGCCGAACAGGCTGGCATAGCCGTCGAAGCTGCCGTTCGCCTCGACGCCGGCAAGCGTCACGCCGACGAACTTGCGCTCGTCGGGCGCGGTCGTTTTCGCAATCATCCGTGGTGTCCTCAGTCGCGGCCGGCCTTCGGCCGCATATGGGTGATGGTGCGCACGACGAGGCCGAGGCCCCACCAGGCGCACAGGCTGGCGGCGGCCGAGCCCATCAGGGTCAGCTCGCCGGCCCCCAGCGTGCCGGCGATATCGAGTTCGGTCGCGATCTTGAGGCCGGCCGTGCCGCCGAACACCAGCCCGCAGGCGACGCCGACGGCGAAGCGGATTGCGGCCTCGCGCCTGTCGTGCGGCAGGACGTAGGCCAGCGAGATCGCCGAGCCGATCAGCGCCCCGGCCGCCTTGGCCAGCCACAGCAGTGTCGCGTCGTTGTCGGTCATGGGATTTGCTCCGCGGGATGGACGCCGGTCGCGGGTCGTGGTTCGTCGATGGGGGGATCGTAGTTCGCCGTTGTCATCGGCTGATCGGCGGCATTCGACCGACGAACCACGACCTACGACCGGCTCCCATACCCCACCGCCTCCCGCTTCTCGTCGCCGCTGAGGAAATCCGCCGCGCCGATGCGCGCCCACAGGGCGTCGCGCTCGGCCGCCAGCCCCTCGATCCGGTCGGTGTCGAATGAAAGCCGCAGGCGTTCCCCGAAGACCGGGGCGAGCCAGGCGGAGAACTCGCCCGCCACGCGCGCCACCAGCGGCAGCACGGTCAGGCGGTAGAAGGCGCGGTTGGCCTCCTGATAGTTGGAGTAGGTATTGTCGCCGGGAATGCCGAGCATCATCGGCGGCACGCCGAAGGCGAGCGCGATGTCGCGGCTGGCCGCGTTGCGCGCCTCGACGAAATCC